GTCAAACGATTGCGGACTCTCTCTACATAACGGACGCCGCAGGAAAAATCACAGACGATTCCATTGTCTCGGGTAATGCACTAATGATTGCCACAACCGAGACATCACGAGTNATGACNCAAGCCAACATTGATTCTTACCAAGCGAACGGTATTGCTCAATATGAATGGTTGGCCGAAAACGATGAGCGCACATGCTTGGATTGCTCGGACAAAGACGGCGAAATCTTTGAAGTGGACGACGCCGCATCAACGAGCGACGGTTCATCAGATGGTGGTGAGAGCGACCAAGCATCGGCTGGTGACGGGTCGGATGGTGGTGACGAATCCGATCTTGGAAAAGCCGACGACGGTGGCGGGGATTCCTCAAGCGACGGAGGTGGAGGCGAGGATAATGGCACCAATCAACCACCACTTCACCCAAATTGCCGTTGCGTAACCCTGCCGGTTATTTCCACAGAAGGAGCGGACACGAGCCGTGAAGCGCTATCGCCCGAAGACGATGGAGAGGCATACGCATGGGATGAGGAATCACAGTCGTGGACTCAGCCAAGCCAGCAAGCAGACCAGACCGATGAGTCACAACAAGAAGACCAATCAAATCAAGAAGAAGCGGGCTAATGGCATCCGAATGGGACTTCAGCAACCTTGGTGGATTCAACGCATCACTCGACGCGTTGGCCGAGGCCATCAAAGCGGCTACGTATGTTGCCATGCAGGAAAGCGCCGAAGTCATCGTGAGGGCGGCACGCTTGCAATTCAACGGACAACATCCACCAGGAACGAGACGAACTGTTGGCGGCAACCGTCCTCAAAGCATCAGCGAGAATTTGAAGAACTCTATTCACGTAGTCACATCACCCTTCGAAAGCGCACCTGGGCAATTCATCGCACAAGTCGCACCAACGATGATCTATGGCCGACGAATCGAACTCGGATTTCATGGAGTGGATTCACTTGGGAGAGACTTCACAAACCCCGGCCAGCCTCCGTATCCATATCTTGCCCCAGGCGTGGAAAAAGCCCGCGTGCCGATTAGTGATATTTTTAGGAGCAGATGGCAAAGCGTATTTGCCGCCTAACTATTTTCACTACACCGAAAGCATTTCATGAGAATCGCCATTGACCTCGACAACACCATTGACGCCACGCCGAAGCAGTTTCAATCGTTGATGTCGGCGCTGATTGCGGGTGGCAACAAGGTGACGATACTCACCGGAACCGATGGCGATGTGGCGACGCAAGAGATTTGGGATTCCAAGGCTCAGTACCTCAACAACCTTGGGTGCGGTAGTTGCTGGACGGACATGACCGTTATTCCGCACATGAACGGCGACGGGCCAGAACTCAAAGCGCAGTGGTGCAAAGACAACGGTGTGGACATCCTGATTGACAACTCAAAAGACAATGCGAAGGCATCTATCGCCGCTGGTGTACCGTTGGTATTAGTGCCGTGGGCAACAAGGTCTTAGACGGTGGCGAAGGAAATCAAATACGAAGCAGTCATCTCGGACAAGAAGGGCGAGCCCGACGATCAGAAACTTTATGATCGTGTCAAGGCCGACGCCGCAAAAAAGTTTGAGGTTTATCCATCAGCCGTAGCAAACGGTTGGGTGGTGCAAGAATACAAACGACGAGGTGGAACCTACTCGGTTCCTAAGACAACTAAAGGAATCCAAGTGGACAACATTGAAAATCTCAAAGCGGAACTAGCCAAAGCCGAAGCACGGTTGGCTGACATTACCAAGTCACTAGCCAAGGGTGGTCCTGGTTCCGGTCCTCACAAGGGTGGCGGCGATGGCGCAAACGTATTATCGGTACGCGCCGGTGACATTTTGCGCACTGCTGGAAAAACTACAATCTCCGATAAAATGGATGCGCATAACCAACTTGCTCAAGATCACTTTATTGCTAGAAATAAGGCAATGGAATCGGGCAAGGAAGATCAAGCAAAAGCACATGAACTCGCAGGAAAAGCCCACATGATGGCAGAAAACGCTTGGCATTCTTTTGGTACAGGCATGGGTGGTGGTGGTGAGGCCACGGCCATGCAAAGAACTCAAAACGCCGCAAACAAAACTAACAACGCCGCATACTTAGAACAATGACCGACCCCAACAACACCTTCAACGAAAACTTAGAACTCTCCAAGTCACTCACTGCTTCAGTGTGGGAGCGACTTGGAAATCTTGGCGTGGCCAAGGGTGGCCCTGGTTCAGGACCCCACGCTGGTGGCGGTGGCAATCAGGCAAGTTCTCACGAAAGTGCGGCGGGAGAACATTTAGCAATGGCACATGATCACGCTGAAAGAGCCCAGGCTCACCAGAATAAAGCGCAAGAATTGGCTGGGCAAGCAATAGAAGCGCTCCGCATTGGAAGTGACAAGGCGACTGGACTTCTCACACAGGCAAGTCTTCATGCCGAAGCCGCCGACAACCACAGTCAAGCGTACGGTGACCACCGCTCTGCAGCGGACGACCATGCTGTGGCCGCCGATGCAGGCAATAAGGTTCTTTCAAACATGGCGAGTCTTTCATCGGAAAACGCTCAAGGCTCATCGGATAAAGCAAATGCCGCCAGCAGAAGTGCCAACTCATGACCGAACTCAACAACACCTTCGACGAAAACTAGGAAAGTATGACCGACCGTTTACAAGAAGCGATTGACTGGCTCGCCAGCATGAAGGCCGACTCCAAGCGCGTCACCAACGCCATTCCAAAAGCCAAGCAAGAAAATGAAGAAGCGGATGACGCTCAATCCATTGAGGACGCCGCCAACCAAGACGTAGAGATAGAAGGCGAAGATGACTGAAGCCGTATTCCAAGTGCGCATCAACATTGAACCAGAAGAAGTCAAGAAAAGCGGAAACATAGACACTGATTCCGTTGCTGGTATGGTTGTAAAGTCAGAGGAAGAACAAAGATACACCTTGACAGTTGCATATCCAGCGAACAAACCGGATGTCGGAGTTGCACAAGATGGGTTCCGTGATTACGCCAGTGCCAACGCAGTAGAAAAAGCGGCTTGGTCATACTTGCGGAAATCTCCAAACATCGGCTTATGGCATCAAGATGGCACGGACGGAAGCGGAGAGGTTTGTGAGTCGTATATCTACCGTGGTCCCGACTGGGAAGTCGCGGCGGCAGATGGTTCGACTCAGGTCATCAAGGCGGGCGACTGGCTGATGGGTATTATTTGGAGCGAGGCAACTTGGCCATTAGTCAAACAAGGACTAATTGGTGGAGTTTCACCGCAAGGACGAGCGAAGCGACGGATGCCCGACAAGGCAGACGTAGCAAATCTAAGGAGTTAGGCAAATGCCCAAGAACGAAGTCACCATCACCGAAATCGAGGAGTTTGAACCTTCACGCGTAGACGGTGTGGGTAAGGGTGCCAACGGCTTCCCCATCCTCATGCTCAAGTCAATCGGTGACGAAGCGGTAAAAGCCGACGACCGCTCCAATTGCAAAACCTGTGAGGGCGACGGGAAGATTCTTAACAACCAACGCAAGTGCCCCGATTGCTTGGGGACGGGCAAGGCTCCGAAGGTGGGCGAGTCCGCAAAGCAGTTCATTGAAGCAGTCACGAAAGAGGACGGTGTTGCACCTTCTGGAGCACCCTACGAACTCACCGAGCAGGATTGCCCAACGTGCAATGGCTCGGGAACGATTGCTGACGCCACGCACGATGGCAAAATGTGCCCCGATTGTGGTGGTACAGGAATTGACCAAATGATGACTAATCCCAAGGAACTCAACGCAGTTGCCGCCGACCCAGGCCGCATCTCGGTTGGAGACCCTGAAGGCCGAGAGGCGATGGACAAGGCCCGAGATGGTGGTGCCGCTGGTGCCGCCGCTATTGCTGGTGGAGCCGATGACCATTGTGCCGGATGCGACGAGGCGCTGATTAAGGGTGATTCCGTCTGCGCTACTTGCGGACGTGAACTTGCCAAGGGAAATGACGCTGACGGCTTCCGGCCAGATGCCTACCAACCTGACGCCGATGAAACAGTTCAATGCCCCAAGTGCGAAAAGATGAACGACACGGACGCCGCGTTCTGTGACCAATGTGGCCACGAACTCATGGGTGACGACAAAGTTGTGGTGGACGGACAACCGCTTGTTCAAGATGACGACGCAACCAAAGGAAGCGGAGAAACCATTGATGATGTTCTCCGTCACGACAAGGGCCACGACGATTGGCACGCCATGCACGGTGACCCACCCTGCAAGAGTGAAGCCGACTGCGCCGCCATGCGAGCCAAATACGACGACAGCGACGCAACCAAATCACTCGCTGGTTTCTGCACCCTCTGCACCAAAAAGAATGTCAGTTGTTCCAACTCGTGCATGAATTGTGGCAAGTCACTGGTCGTGTCGAAGGAAAAGGCAGACCCAAGCGTGGGCGGTGGAACCGTTCGCTCCAAGATTGCCGACGAGGACTTTGCAGGCAAAAACCGCAGTTTCCCAATCGTTACTCCAGCCGACGTAAGCGATGCCGCTTCTTCGATGGGACGTGCCGGAGCCGACAACTACGCAACTGATACCATTAAGGCAAATATCATTGCAATCGCACAACGCAAAGGACCGAAGTTCGTGGCCGAGTTACCCCAAGCATGGAAAGACGACATGGCTGAAAAGGCTGACGGCTCGTTGAGCGGTGTCAATCCATCTCTCGGAGCAGTTGTTACGCCAATGCCAAATGATGACGACACGGTTCTACCTGGTTCACCAAGTTGGGAAGCAGTGGACGCCGCAACCGCAACGCAAGCGGCGCAATCCCTTATGGAAGCAAGTGAGTTGATTCGTCAATTCGCACAACGTGAATCTATCGAAGTTGCGGCTGGCGAAGGGAACGACCTCTTCGACGAAAAAGCGGCGGAGATGGCACTGATTGGGGTTACAGCCGCAATCGGAGTTATGGCGCAACTTGCATTCCACGAAGGTCTTGAGGCTCAGAAGAGTCTTGAAGAAGAAGGCACTGTAGAAAAAGCAGGGAAGCGCCTTTCGGGTAAAGCGGTGGCCGCACTTGCGGCCGCACGCGACCACCTAAACGTTGTGTTGGGTCAAGACGACCCGGCACTGCAAACCGATGATGACGCCGACGGAAGTTCCGCCGACGCCAAATACATTCAAAGTGCGAACAAGGCACTGTTATCTAAGGAGTTAGAAGATATGTCAACCGATGAACTTGAAAAAGTTCTCAACGCCCGCGATGAGCGGTTAGTTGAGTTGCTGGCTGACGCGATGAAGGGCAAGGTCCTCGACGATCAGACCGCATCCGTTGACAGCGCAAAAAACGCAAACAACAAGTCCAAGAAGAAAGACCCCAAGGCCGAAATGACTGACCTTGAGGACGAAGCCACGCAAGGCGATCACGACTCGGCGAACACTTCGCCAGAGGGTGCCGCCAAAGCCGACGGTGAAGTTGCCTGTAAGGGCTGTGGCGAAATGTGCAAAGCCGATGACAAGGAATGCGCCAAGTGTGGGATGGCTATGAAGGCCGAACTCACCGAAGAAGAAATCGAAGCCAAGAAAGCACGCAAGGAAGCCAAGAAGGCTCTCAGGGCTGCTCAAAAGGCAGAGAAAGAAGCGGCTGAAAACGCCGCCGTACAAAAAGCAATCGCAGAGGGCGTGGCAGAGGCCACAACGGCAGTCATCGCCCTACAGGAGCGCTTAAGCACGGTGGAGAAAATGGCGGCACCAAGCACGATTGTTCGCACACGTCCACAAGACGCGTTGACCAAGAGTGTAGAGCGTGACGAACTTGAGATGCGCCTCGCGCACCTTGAGCGTGTTGCGCGCGAAACACCAGACCAAGACATTCGCAAGGCAAGCCGTGAGGAATCGAAGGAAATTCGTGACCGCATTGCTGGCCTTAGCGCTTAACGAGAATAGGTAGGAATCTATTATGGGATTACCAGTCCCCTCAGCGCGCGAACTTATTGACGGTGCTAACTCCGCAGAGGATTTAGCCACTCGTGGAAGCATGACCCGTGCCGCTAAGTCGGCTCGCGAAGTTTCAGACGAGTACAACGAGTTCACGCAAGAAATGACCAAGGCGGTTGTGTCCGGTCTTAATGGTGCTACTACGTGGGATTCACAGTCCGACGTGAAGGCATTCATTGGAACCGCACAAGTCGCTCCAATTAAGCACGATGTCACTCGTTCGGGTCAAGTTGCCAAGGCAATCACCGACTACGAAATGGCTAAGAGCACCGAAGGTTCAGCGCAAGCGTGGGACCGCCTCTCAAAGGAATGGACACTCTCGACCCCAATTAGCACGGGTCTTGTTCCATTCGACCTTGAGGCTCCTGCAAAACTGCTGACCCCGCGCCCAACCCCAATCCGTAACAGCATTCCGCGTGTTAAGGGACAGGGTGGAGCACGTAGGTTCAAGGTAATTAGTGGCTTCACTGGCACCGGCACCGGAGGCGTTACGACGACTCAGCCCGGTATCACGGAAAGCACCACGAACGCCGGACCTGGCGGTCTCTCGTACATCCGTGGACCATACATCAACTACGCCGGTTACGACGTTACGTTGAACTATGTAACCACTTCACTTTCAGACTCCGTTTCGTGGCAGGCTGAGTACCAGGGGCAGGGCTTCGAGGACATTCGTTCCTTGAGCAACACCGCTCTTCTGTACTCGACCATGCTTCTTGACGAGCGTTTGATGATCTATGGGCGTGGCACAACTGGAAACGGTTACGCTGGTGCTCTTGGANCCCCCGCAAGCGTGACGCTTGCCGCCGTGAGCGCTTCGGTTGCTCCTGGTGGGAAGTCAACACTCGGTTCAACAACCTCCTGGGTTGTCGTTGCCGCTGACGCTGGTGACTTGCTCGGTACGACCGGAACAACGATGCACGAAGGTCCTTCGACCGCCGCCGCTTCTGTTGCTACGTCGGCTGGACAGGCCATTCAGGTAACCGTCGGTTCAGACGTTGCCGGTGCTCTCGGATACAACTTCTACGTTGCTTCCGTTGCCGGTGGACCGTTCTACTACGCGGGACGCACGGGTTACAACGTTGGATACATCACCTCACAACCCACAAGCGGTCCTGTGACCACTTCGGGTGCTGGTGACGCTTCTGCCGTTGCTACCAACTACGACGGTCTCTTGACGAACACTGCGGCTTCGGGTGGTTACACCACTCGCTTGAACGCTCCGTTCTCAACGACCGCTCCTGGTGCGGAATTCCAAGTTGCATTCGGTAGCCTGTACGAATCGGTTAAGGGTGACCCGGAGGAAATCTGGTTGAACGGTTTTGACCGTCTCCAACTTTCTAACGCCATCGTTAACAACGCCGCTAACTCGGCCTACCGTGTGTTCATTCCGAACGACGCTGTTGGTGGAGTTAAGGCTGGAACCGTTGTGCAGTCACTGTTGAACGAAGTTACCGGAACCGAAATTCCGTTGACCGTTCACCCGTGGTTCCCACAAGGTAACGCACTCATCCGTCAGAAGACCCTTCCGATTCCAGACAGCAATGTCTCGGAGACCTCGGTCATGGTTCTTCCTCAGGACTACGTTGCCGTTCAGTGGCCTGTCACGCAGTTCACGTACGACGCTTCCACGTTTGAAATCGGAACGTTCTGTCACTACGCACCAACCTGGAATGGCCTTATCCAAGGTATTCAGGGTGTGGGTATCGGCACGACGCCTCCTTCATACGGCGACGCGTAAGCAACACCAAACTAAGACTTCGGTCTTGGCTCCCGCAATGGTTTTGTCGAGGTTCGATTCCTCGGGCGGGAACGCAACAAATTACAAATGCAACGCAGGTGACTAGCGATTAGCATTGGCAAGTATTATTTAGGAGTAACGATGGCAAACTACAACGGTGGACGAGTTCTTACCGAAACATTGACCGCAGGCTCTGCCGACCTTTGCCTCATGAGCGCACCTGGGGAAGCCGTCATTGTCACCAACATCACGGGGTCCGCTCCCATCTATTTCACGGTTGACAGGCCAGGTGGACCTTGCCCCGTGCCAACGGTCAATGGTCAAAACTGCTTTGCCGTTGCCAACGCAGGAACTCGCGTGTCAGTAAGGCATGACGGAATGTACGGAAGTATTGTTCAGTTGATTTCCGCCGCTTCGGTCCAATACACGATTGAAGTCGGCAGTCGCCAAGTCAACGTTTAGTAAGGAGAGAACAATGGCAACAAAGATGTTCTTTAGTTCACAAAATTGCAAGGGCGTTACCTCTGGAGCAACTGGTCGCTCCTATGACACCGATAGCAAAGGCTTTATTCACGTTGAGGACAAACGCGATATCAAGTCATTGGCCGAAGGTGGATACGTTGTTGCTGGCACTCACCTTGCCAAGATTCGTTCTTTTTACCGTTGCGAGCCTTGCGGCTGGGAAACCCCGCTTAACCATTGCTCAAAGTGCGACAGCAACGACTTGGTAAAGGTGCAGAAGTAAGGACAACAAGTGTCGGTTGAACCGAGTCACGGCTACACGTCAACCGGAAATCCCGTACACGCCAAGGTGCACGACCACCTTCCCGAAGTTACCCGTTACCAGCGATTCAACAAGCGACTAGCAACAGCGCTAACAAAACACGTCGGAACGATGACTTGTTTTTGGATATTCTGCGGATTGTCCATGCTGAGCCTGCCTGCAACATTGGTCCTGTCGAACGTCATTCCTGCCAACTGGATTCCCCCATTCTTTCGGACATTCGGATTTTCCCTGCTGATCGCTTGGATGTGTCAAAACTTTATTCAGTTGGTTCTCTTACCCGCACTAATGGTTGGGCAGAACTTACAGAATCAGGCTTCGGATGCTCGGTCTACAAAAACCTTTGAGGACGTTCAGGAATTGAAACACGCAATCCAAAAAATCATCACCATGTTGGAGGACAAGACCAATGAGTAACTGGCATCGGCATCCCGGAGTGGCAAGTGGAGATGAACTGACGCTCGGCGAACGGGCGGCAGATCGGATGAGGAACGCAATGGGCTCGTGGCCGTTTGTGTTCGTGTTCCTCGGAATCATGCTCATTTGGGCAACGACCAATACGATTGTGTTGGGGAAAGTTGTCCATCACCAATCCTTCGACCCATTTCCGTATGTGTTCCTGAATCTTTTTCTGTCAATGCTTGCTGGACTACAGGGAGCCATCCTTCTCATTGCCGCAAAGCGAGCCGATTCGATAGCATCCCAACAGGCAATTCATCATCTGGACGTGAGCGAGTCGCTGGTTAGGATGATGGAGCAAAACACGTCATTGACAAACGAGGTAAAAAGGGATACCGACCTGCTTCAGGAAATACACAAGCACGTCACCGCACTATCGCCCAACTCAGGAGATTTCGAACCAAATGTTTAGCCTCGTACTCATTGCCGTACTTTCCATGATTGTCAAAGACTTGGTGAGTGTATTTTCAGTCGTTGCCCAGGCACGAGGAAATGAACGCCTTGCTGGCGCACTCAACCCATTCGGAACTGTTGCCAGCATCATGTTCTATTCGGTTGGAACGCTGGGCCTTGTTCACGGACACGGCATCGCCGGATATCTGTGCCTCATCCCCGTGCTCATCGTTGACTACGTTGACGGAAGGTTCTTTACGGCAGTCAGTCGCTCGATTCAAAGCGATGAGACCTCCGAGAGCGCTGGAGTCGGAGTAATCCTAAAGGGCTTTGGAGTTGTCGGAAAAGATTGGTTCCAATCGGCAACTGGGTGGTTGCGCCATGACCGATAAGAATAAGGAAGTACAGGCCCACGACCAGATAGCGGCACACCGCTACTTGACCGCCTACGCAACGCTCGTCGGAGCGGCGTGTATAACTCTTGGAGTGATAGCCCTCATTCCCCAATCGGTAGGATAGCCAACATGAAACACAACGAAGCAACAGAATGGCTAGCGGCACTTAAGTCTGACGTGGCGCGTGTAAACGAGGCACTCAAAGGTGGCCCTGGCTCGGGTCCTCACAAGGGCGGCGGAATCGGAAGTGGAAATGGTGATGGTGGAAGTGGAAAACTTTCCGCAGGCGACAAGGGTGAAGGCATAGCCCAACGATCTTTTGCTGGCGAAAAATTGATGACCGGTAAGGACTCTCTCGCTGACAATCTTGTTGCCGACGGCAAGGGCGGATGGAAACTCAACGAAGCCACCCAAGCGAGGCTTGATAGTCGTATTGCCGAAGCCACAAAGGGAATACCCAAGTCGGAAGACCCCACGATGCACATGCTCGGTGGCGGTCCGGCGGCAGGAAAATCGAACGCTACAAATAATCCAGAGTACGGAATCCCAAATACAGATGCCTCCAACGGTCCGGCAACGGCTGTTCTGGTCAATGCAGATGAGGAAAAGGCCGCTAACCCCACCTATCAAAAGATGGTGTCCGAGGATGACCCCAAAGCGGCGGCCTATGCCCACGAAGAATCCTCGTACTTTGCAAAACAAATCATGGCGAACGCCCTAGCGAATAAACAAGATTTTGTACTTGATGGTACCGGTGACAGTTCCGCGAAAAGCGTTATCGGAAAAATCGAAGGGGCTCAAAACGAGGGCTACAAGGTTGTCGGAACCTACGTAACCTGTCCAACCAATGAAGCCGTTTCTCGCGCGCAAGCGAGAGCCGAAAAAACAGGCAGGTCAGTTCCCGAAGAAGTTATCCGTGGAACCCACTCATCGGTAAGTCGGGTAGTTCCCGACGTGGCAAGCAAGTTTGATTCATTTCGTCTCATTGACACCACAACCGGTAGCCCCGTCAAGGGTCAAGTCATTGCAGAGACAACCAAAGGTGAACCCGTCAACGTTGTCAACCAAAATGCGTACAACGACTTTTTGGCAAAAGGCAATGAGTAGGATAGTGTGAGGTCATGAGTTCACGCCGAATCGAACATATTACGAAAGATGCAATTCACGGCACAGACCCCAAAGAATCAAATGTTGAGTACACAAAGGCCGACCACAAACTCCGGTCAGAGGTTGAGCAAAACATAAAAGACATGACGGCCAAGGGTCATATTCCCGAGTTGCCTCATGAATGGCCCGACTTCCCAACTCAAGATATTGAGCGAATCAAAGCCGAAAAGGCCACCGCCAAAAGGCTCGGCCCCTACAACTCCGACAAGTGAGATGACCGAGGCTCACGACCAGATAGCGGCACACCGTTATCTAATGCACTACCCAGAACACCCGACCCGTGAGGGTGACCCAAACTACGTGGACTTCAATCACTACCACCGAGAGCACCGATCTACGGCTCGTTGCTTCATCGGTGAACGGATTGGTTTCCAAGACTGCAAGGATGCACAGGGAAAAGATGCCCCCGCTCCCGACAACGGAGAACAACCCGGATTAGAACTTCATCATGCCCACGTTGAGTTCTCTTTACAGAACGGCATTTCCCTAAAGGCGCTGGAGCATGATTACCCTGGAATCAGCGACCCGACGACGCTCGGTAAGTGGGTGGAGTCGGACGTGAACTTCCGTTGGCTTTGCGCTTGGCACCATCGTGGAGCGGCAGGTGCGCACACTGCCAGCCATTCGGATTGGGAGGCATCGCAATATGTGATTGGACTCATAGACAAAACCGAGTAGGCTTAGGTTGTCCAAAAAGGAGAACCGAATGTTAATTGGTGCATTCACAACTGACTGGCAACAGCACGCCGCCATTGACGAGGAACGGTCTCGTATCGAGGGCCGACAAGTTGCCATCGAAGGCAAGACTCAAATGTCGTTCGGTGGAACGTTCTACTACCGGGGCGCAATGCCGCTTACGGAGTTAGCCAAACATGACGATTGGGATGTGAAACTTTCGTGGCGCTTCCAAACACAGCCAGACGGCAGTATCTCAATGATGGACACCGAGGGCAACTGGTTCACTCCAGACATCGTTTGGACCCAGCGGTGGATGCACAAAGACGGACCAGAGCAAATGCGAAAAGCCCGAGCCGCCGGGCAAGTTGTTGTTTCCGACCTTGACGACGGCTTCTGGAATCTACCGAAGTCCAACATTGCCGCCGACACAACGAACCCTAAAAACAATCCAGACTTCAACCGTGACCACTACTTGAATTGCCTTCGGGAATCGTCACTCATCACGGTTTCAACTGACGCACTAGCAAAAGACATGGAGAGAATGTGCCCAGGAGTTCCCGTTGTCGTCTGCAAAAATGCGATTGACCTTGAGCGATGGATTCCGCACGACCCTGGCCAAGATGGATTCGTTGGCTGGGTTGGAGGAATTCAATGGAGAGCCAACGACCTGCAAATTCTTAGAACATCACTGCCGAAATTCTTGATGGAAAATGATTTGCCGATCTACCACGGAGGCGACAGCAACGTGGAGGGCGTGCCAAAGTTTTACGAGCAGATGGGCATTGACCCAACCAAGATCAAATGCTTCGCCTCACCGCTTTGCCACATTGCCGAATACCCAAATCTCTGGACGCCGATCAACCTCGGGCTTGTGCCACTGGAGCATCATCCATTCAACGTTCGCAAGAGCCATCTAAAGGGACTGGAAGCATCGGCTTGTGGCATCCCGTTCATCTACTCATCCAAGATGCCAGAGTATGAAGCGTTCGGAGCGGGAATAATGGCCGACAACGCCAAGCCGAAATCTTGGAGGGCGGCACTCGACTCGATGCTTGACCCCGACGCCCGACGAGCGGAAGGCAAGCGCAATCGGGAAATAGCCGAGCAGTGGGACATCACCAAAAAATGGAGTCAATGGGATGATGCACTAAGGACAGCCACGGATTCGAAATAGTGAGTGCGGCGCTTGGAATTACGACCTACAACAGGCCCACGTTTGCCGACAAATGCTTTCGGTCCGTCAGGGACGCTGTAGGGCCTCTAGTTTCGCTTGTGAGCGTTTACAACGACGGGTCAGATGAGAAGTACCGAGCCGAGTATCGGCGAGCGTACAGGCGACTACAGGACGCCACCATAATTGACGCTCAGGAAAACCACGGAGTTGCCTTTGCCAAGAATCGGCTCTTGGAGACCATGCTGGAACAGACCGATGCCGATTGGTTGTTTCTTTGCGAGGACGACATCCTTGTCAAATCGCCAGAAGCGATAACCGAGTACGTTCGCGTTGCGGAGGAAACGGGCATCCATCACTTTTCGTTTGCTTATCACGGAGAAGGAAATAGCGCTGGGCCGTCCATTAGCGACGGTCAAGTTGAGTATCACTTTCACAGTGTCGGCGCTTGGTGCATGTATTCACGCGAGTCGCTGGAAAAGGTTGGACTGTTCGACGAGAACTTCAACAACGCGTGGGAGCACGTTGAAATGGAGATGCGGCTCATTGACGCGGGCTTCATGCCGGGGTCGGCGGCACACCGCTATCCCGACGTTGTTGGCTCTAGTGTATGGTTGAAGGAAATACCAAACTCTATTGAAAAAAGTTCGATACGTCCAAGGGACGATTGGGAATCTTCAATTTTGCAAGGGCTCAGGTACTGGCACGATGCAAAACCCGAAACGTTCTCTCACTTGTTTGGTCCGGGTACTCACCTGGAAAACTACGCCAATAGGATTTTGAACTACTAGGAGAGCAATGACCACCACGATGTACGACGGGGTTAATCCCGCTACCGTGCCACCTGGAGCGAACGTTTACGCTGGTTACGTCAATGGAAATTGGCCTACCTACAACGACTTTGTGCAGATGTACCCGAACGCACAGCACGTTTCCATCACCGTGAACTCGGGTGGAACGGCACAGGTTCTCGACGTTGAAAACGGCGATGCCGCCGCAGTTGACGTACCCGCTTGGCTCAACCGCATGAGGGCCGCTGGTATTCAACGACCAACTGTTTATTGCTCACGAGTCGGAGCACCGGGATACGGTTGGCAAAACGTCATTGACGCTTGCAACTCCGCTGGAGTGGCTCTGCCCGACTTTTGGATTGCCGACTACACGAGTGGGCCACACGCACTTAGCCTCGACGGAGTGAATGCCGTTGCCGTGCAATGGACCGATCACGGCGGTTATGACGAAAGCGTCATCAACGACCCAACGTGGCCAGCGCCTTCGGCTAAGCCTCACACTTGGAGCGGTCCCTCGGTATTGAAAGCAGGGGAAACGTTGCACCAAGGCAAATGTCTCGCCTCACCGAGTGGCCAGTACGGAGCGCTCTTGCAAACGGATGGAAACTTCGTTGTTTACAACAACATCAACCAACCCTTATGGGCCGACGGTTGCAGTAGCGTTTATGGAGAGACCTTCGTTGAAATGCAGACCGATGGGAACCTCGTCCACTATCTATGGAACAACCACGCAATGTGGTCGTCCGCCACTCAAGGCAAAGGTGGGAACAGAGTAGAGATGCAAGACGACGGAAACCTCGTTATTTACACACCTCAAAATAAGCCCGTTTGGGCTAGTAAGAAATAGTGTGAGTCATGTCCGCTGGCGAACCCAACTACACGAACCACGCAACCATCAGGGAGACCTACGACCTAGTTAATGAAACCAGGGTCGAACTTAATGAACGGATTGACGGACTTGGAGAAAAGTTCGACGCCTTCGTTACTAGCAACGAACATCGCCTCACAATTTTAGAGACCCACCAGGGCGCTCAAGCCGATCAAATCGTTCAAATGACAAGTCGGCTCGACGATCACGGCAAGATGATTGGAATCCTCAAGGACAAACAGCGAGAAGAGGAAGCAACGACAGAAGCCATCGAGGAGCAAAGCAAATCTCGTTGGTCAAATCGGACAACTGCGATAACCGTGGTCGCCTCGGTACTCCTTGCCACGGTGTCCCTTCTCTCCCTCTTTCATGTAAAGTTCTAGGCATGGAACAATGGCAGCCGGTAAAGGTGGTCTGGATTGATGCCCATGGCGGAGACGTCGGATGGGAAGAAAAAGATGCTTTGGATCACAAGCCCTACGAAGTATCAACAATTGGATTCCTTTACCAACATGACGAGATTGGAGTTACCGTCGTCATGAGTCTTTCCGATGAGCAAGTTGGTGGATACACCTTCGTGCCAAAGGTAAACATCGTCACTGTGGAACCGTTGTATCCTAACTCTGGTGCTTAGGCTATTAGTCCTCGTTCCATCGCGCTGTCGCCCAAATAATGCGAAGCGGTTAATGGATGCTTGGCAATCCACCGGAGCAACTGCCGATCTATTATTCGGAGTTGACAACGACGACCCAACGCTTGCGGAATACGTCGCACTTGGTACACATATTGCCGTAGGACCAAGAATCAAAATTGGGCCGACGCTCAATTTCTTGGCTATGAAAAACGTTGAACGATATGACGCCATTGGATTCATGGGCGACGATCATCTTCCGATAACACACGAGTGGGACAAAAAAATTACCGAGGAGTTGGAGCGGCTCGGTACGGGCATCGTGTACGGCAACGACTTACTTCAAGGTGAGATGATTCCGACCGCAGTATTTATGACGGCGGATATCGTGAAAGCACTGGGNTACTTTTGCCCACCAACGTTGTTGCATATGTACCTAGACAACTCTTGGAAAGATTGGGGACAAGGAGCCGACTGCTTGCGGTATTTACCGGATGTCATTATTGAGCACATGCACCCAGGCACGGGTAAGGGTTCCTTCGATTCCGTTTATGCCGAATCCAACATCCTCATGACGCCAGACCACACTCGTTATTTGGAATACCGAGATGCCTTTCTTCAAGACGACATCGCTAAGATACGGGCCATCCGTGATTGAGTACAAACTTCACGAACCGTGTTGCCATATGCAACCAACGTTTTGGCTTCTCGATGGTGATATGTTCGCCCACTTTCTCGCGTGTCCTGGTGGACTGCCAGAGGCTCCGCTCATAGATTGGGCTTGGTCTATTGCCGGTAAGCCCGGAGGACTTTTCCTAGATATCGGCTCGCACGTTGGTTCGTGGGCATTGCCATTTGCGGCGGCGGGAATGGAAACGATTGCGTTTGAGCCAAATCCGGCGATTAGGCAGTTAATTGAACGCGCCTCATTCGACGAGCCAAATCTTTCCATCTTGCCGTATGCGTTGTCGGACTATGAAGGCGATGCACAACTTACGGCACCGGGCATAGATGGAGGTATGGCCTCAATCGTTTGTGACTTCGGTCATGCTCCGGTCAACGAGAGTGTAATGGTCACATACCTCGACAATCTAAATCTCAAACCTTCCTTAATGAAAGTTGACGTGGAGGGGGCGGAGGTTGACGCTATCCGTGGAGCACGTCGCACTATTGCCGAGCACCAACCAGTTATCTTCTTTGAATGTTGGGAAGACGAACGTGGTCAACGACGCGAGGAATTGTTCTCCTGCGTTACCGATGAAATCAACTACAACTTGAATCGAACTGACTGGCCGGAAATGTGGTTGGCAACACCGAGGTAGACGCTCCCTCGTTGATGGAGTTGTGCAATAGCGCAACAACGCAAATCCTTGTGGGGCAAACCGAAACAAATTGGTATCCATGTAATCCGAGTATTGCCCAAGGTCCCGATGGCTATGCCGCTATCGTTACGTTCCGAAATATCTATCGTCACACCGGCACGACTCAAACAATTCACGACCCGAACGGATACATCCACACCCGCAATTTCTTTGCCCAACTTTCCCCCGATACGTTGCACGCTGTGGAGCCGTGGCGTGAGTTGGCTGGCCCATCAACACCCATCCACTTTGCGTCGGTTCAGGGAATCGAAGACCCCAGGTTGTATTGGCATAACGGCTGGCGTTACACCGGCACGATTCTTCAACATCATGCGAGTGGAGAGCATCGCGTTGCCGTCTGTGATGTTGAGCACGGACTCTTGGAAATACGAGAAGCATCGGCAGGAACGATCATCAAGAATCAAATGCCGACGGGTGGCGAGCCGGAGTTCATTGACGCCAAGGCTTGCGAAGATCGTTTGCATGGCGGAGCAGTAGTTCGGAATGAGAATGGCTATCTTGGAATTGTTCACGAGGTGAGATGGCCAGGACGCGTTTACGTGCATCGGCTGGCACGGTTTGACCGAACCGGAAAACTCCTCTCGGAGTCTCGTCCATTCAAGTTGAGCACCGAGCCCATTGACTTCGCATCGGGCATTGTGTTGCACAAGGACGATTTGGTGATTAGTTTTGGCGTGATGGACCGTCAGGCGTTGCTTGTTCGGATTCCTTTTGGCGAAAGTAAAGGACTGTTTGCATGAGGGCATTAGTTACAGGCTCCGAGGGATTTCTTGGTAGGCACTTTGTCGAGCACTTGACGCGTGAGGGCTGGTTGGTTAGTGGAGTTGATGTCAGGGACAAGAACACGCCGATGGACGCACGGGACGTATTTCGCAAGTGGAGTGGACCGTGGGACCTCGTTGTGCACTGTGCCGCAGTTGTTAATGGGCGACAGACGATTGAGCGGTCCCCAATGGACCAGATTGTTGACTTTGAACTTGACGCCGCGCTTTTCCGTTGGCTAGGAGAGGTCGAAGTTGGCAAGACGGTCTACTTCTCATCTTCAGCGGCTTACCCAGTTGAACTTCAAACGGTGCAAGCCAAATCGGTGAAACTCAGGGAAGTCCACGTGGATTACGACTGGCCAGACTTGCCCGACGAACTTTATGGGTGGACCAAGTTGACTGGAGAGAGGTTGGCGGTAAAAGCGAGGGAAGCGGGACACAACATTTTGGTTGTGC